CAGAGGGTGATGGCTCTGTAATGGAGCGGGCAAGGGCACAGGCGGAGATAGACGGGCTTTCAGATGTCTAAAGAGACTAACCCGTATCCTGAAGAGGACGAGCTGCTAGATGACACTGAAACTGCTCTCATCGCCATCTTAGCACTGTCCTTCCTGTACGCTGTGAAAGATTATGAACAGGGTTACAAATACCAAGATGTTCAGGCTAGGTTCCGGTATAAGATCTACGAGGCTATTCCCGAATTAGAGGGAATGTCCAAGAAGGCTATCGACATGGGGTTGGAAAGGGTTGGCAATGATTATGGTCTTCCTGATCTTTATTACAACCACAATACGGCGAACCTTCCAATCGAAGTGAAAGGTGTTCTAGATGATAATATCTCTTACATCAATACCACAAACAGGGTCATGGTTGATCGCCTCTTACAGATTTCAGACGCCGAAGGATGGTCTGACGAAGAGCTGACAAAGAGGATGAAAAGGTATTTTGGTTTAACACCACAGCACCTTAAAACCATTGTCAACATGGAGAAGGCGCTTAGAGAGGATGGGGTTGGTAAGAAGGCCGCCGATAAGATGGTTCAAAAGAGGATTAATAAGCTTGTTGACTGGAGGATGGAATTAATTACTTCCAAGATTTCAACAGGAGTACTGGGCGCCTCTAAGGATGAATCCTTCGGGTATCTCATAAACACGGGACAGATCAACCTTAACGAATATGAGAAAGTTTGGAAGAGTGTTATTGATGAAGACACGACGGATATTTGCACATCATCGCATAACACCAGAGCACCTATTGGTGGAACATTTCCAAATGGATTGAAACACCCTCCCGCAGCCCCTCCCATACACCCTTGCAGATCAACCATCACATTAGCCAAGAGGATTTTATGAAACTATGAGTGATTTTAAGAAAGCCGTTTCGGAGCTTGTTGAAAAGTATTTCCCGTCAGAGAAAGATGACAATGATGACAAAGACGTAAAGATTGCAAAATCTATTGATGTAGAGAAGAAGCTGTTTACAGCGGTTGTCCTGCGCCCTAATGAGGTAGATGCGCATGGTGACGTTTACGACGAAGATACCGTAGAGAAAGCGTGCCATGACTTCTCCCAATTTTGTCGTAAGGCCAATCTCCAGCACTTGGTTGGTGTGGAAGATATTAGCTTTGTTGAAAGCTGGATTGCCAAGGAAGATATGACACTTGGAGAAGGACAGATTCTTAAAGGTGATTGGGTTGCAACAGCCAAGATCAACAATGAGGAAGTCTGGAAGATGTGCAAGGATGAAAAATTCACAGGGTTTTCCGTTGGATGCCTAGCAAATACGGAGAAGATTGATGAGTAAAGCAAAAAGAAAAATCACCAAGTTCAATTTTGAATCTGAAGGCGCCCACCTATCTCTAGTTACACAGGCTGCCAATTTACAGCAAGCTCTGGTTATGAAGTCTCTTACAGCTTCTGAGGAGGAGATTCATAAGGCTCTCGAAGTTAATCTAAAGATTTCCATGCGAGAGTTCTTCGGGCGGTACTTAAATATTGATGTAGACGATATGGAAACCATTTTGGGTATGATGGGATACTCCCCCGAAGACCTTTACGATGAATATTATCTAGAGGATTTGGGAGATATTGTCCGAGATAACATGGACAAGGCAACCGTTGGAAATTTTGTAGATACTTTCAAGTCGTTTGACGCTAAGTATCTAACCAAGGACTCTGTGCTTTCGGTTGAAAGCCAAGGCGAGGGTGTTGTAAAGACCGAAGGCAAAAAAGAAGAAACCAATAAAGGGGAAGGAAATATGTCACAAGATCAGACCGATCTTCAGGAACAGATTGAGAAGGCTGCCGAAGCCATTGTCGCTAAGCGTATTGATGCAGTTGAGAAGGCTGCCAATGAGCGAGTAGACAAAGTATCCAAAGAGCTTGACGTGTTCAAGGCTCGTGAAGAGGCCCGTGAAGGGCAAGAGATGCTTGCCAAGGCAGAGGACTTCTCACGTTATCTGGGCGAAGGCGCTGACAAAGAAGCCATTGCAAAAGCATTGGCATTCATTGAGAAATCCGAAGAAGCCGAGACCGTTAACCAGCTTCTGAAAGACCTGAAAGGTGCTCTGGACAAGGAAAGCGGTTTTGAAGAGATCGGTAAGTCCGCTACAGAAGACCAGCCGACAGATGATGAGTCGAAAGTCAGCACCATTCAGAAGACACTGATGGAAGGCGACGCCGGAATGAATGAGCAAGACGCTTTTGTCAAAGCTTATGAGCAAGTCCACAGCATCTAAACAATTTACAAAAAGAGGAAAAACTTAATGTTTGATATTAACTCATACTTTGATTACGGCACCGCTGACTGGGCATCTACCAACGATCTTGCAGAAGCCTATGGGCTGTTTGTTAAACTTGGTAGTGATGGCCAGTTTAGCGTTGCGACCACCGCCGCTGATGAAGGTGTTACTGGCGTCCTTCGTGATAACACCCCAGAAGGTTATGTACCGCCCGTTCGCACAGGTTCAGTTACATATGTATTTGCTGGTTCAGATCTGGCAGTGGGTGATTACGTTACCAATGATGCTGAGGGCAAGGCAGTTAAAGCAAACTCAGGCCAGATCGTTCTTGGACAGGTTCTAGATGTGGGTGTTGCAGCAGGTCAAGAAGCCAAGATCAACCTTATCCTTCAAGCAAGCCGCACAGCGTAAGCGTTTCACAACAACAATATTTAGGAGCATGAATAATGGCAGTTATCCCGAATCTTCGTAGTCCCGATCAGTACCTGACTAACTTCTCTTTCACAATGGCGCGCGATAGCAGCCAGTTTAAGGCGGCGAATACGCTTCCTTCTGTGAACGTACAGAACCAGTCCGGCATCTATCGTACCTTTAGTTCTGATGCGCTTCGTGAAGTACGTGTACGTCCGTATGCGTCCGGTACACAGACCAGCGCAGGTAAGTTTGAATATGGTGAAGGCCAATACAACGCGCGCCTTTACGGCCTGCACGTTGACCTTGATCCGATTACCATGCACAACGCTGCAAGCACCACCATCAACATTGAGCGTGATACCACAAGCTACCTGACCACTCAGATGCTGCTGGAGCGTGAGAACCGCTTCTACAACACCTTTATGAAAGATGGTGTTTGGGGTGTTGATAAGACAGGCACCGATGCAGGTGCAGCAGCCGATGAGTTTGTCCAGTTTGATGACGCTTCAAGTGATCCGGTAAGCACCATTCAGGACGCCATGCTGTCTGTACAGTTGTCCTCTGGCGGCTTTATGCCGAACACTATCTACATGGGCCGTCGGGTGTTTAACGCCCTTCTGCGACATCCCGAGATTCTGGATCGTATCCGTTTCCGTGGTGGTGACTCCCCCGCTGTAGCCAATGAGCAGACCCTAGCTTCAGTATTTGGTGTTTCAAGTATCGTCGTATTTGATACCGTTGTACAAGGTGCAGATGGCGAGAGCGCGATGCTTGGTGACAATACCATGCTCCTCGCATACGTTGAAAACACCGCAGGTTTGAACAGCCCAACTGCAATGGCACGATTCAACTGGGTAGGCCCGAACAACTATCTGACACTTGGTGGTTCTGTAATCAAGATGAATCATCCCCTGCTGGATGGCACTGTACGTCTTGAGATGAAATATGCTGATGACATGCGTGTTGTAGCTCCCGTACTCGGTTGCTTCTTTAAGAACGTTCTCGGCGGTTAAGAGGAAAACTTTGGGGTCTTTAATGGCCCCAATATTGATTGGAGGATAGTAACATGGGATTGATGAAACCCGACAAGGATAAAAAGCTAGTCTTTGGTAAGAAGGTCACATACAAAGGTAAAAAGTACAGCACGGGGGATACCATCCCTTATGTGCAAAACCTGTCAAAACACTTTATTGAGAAGATGTATCGTAATGGATTCTTCAAACATAAAAAGGGTGAAGAAGGTACTGGTACTGTTGAAAAGGAGACTGTCGAATCATCCGTTACTGTAACTGAAGAAGAAAATGGCGTTAGAATCGTTGAAGATACAGAAGAGTCTTTTAAAGTAGAGTATAACGGAGAGGTTCGAGAGATCAAACGGAATCAGGTTCGTGAAGATGGCACTCTTACCAAAGGCGGTTTAAAGGCGTTTGAAGATTAAAAAGGGGGGATATCATG